TGAAACGGAAGCCCATGAATGTAACAACTGTACCTTCAACAAGTGCTTTACGTACTGCGAAGTCAGAGCTAACAACTTCAGTGATACCTAATAAGTCATCAATTTGTTTTGATGTAACAAAACAGTTGATGATCTCATCTTGATCAATAGCGTTAAGCTTTAACATTGTAATACGTGCTGCACGAAGTTTAGCAAGTGTTAATCCAGAAGCGGCTGCTGTACCAGTTCCTACATAGTTAGCTCCAATAACGAATCCTTCAGTGTTAGCTGTAGAATCGATTGCGAAACCAGGAGTTGTAGCTGTGATTAAATCAGCACCACCAACTGCTTGGTCTTTACCGACTGTTAATGAACCAACGTTAATATCAGCGCTGTCTTCTGCAACGTCTGTGAAGTTAACTGTTGTAGTACCGTTCTTACCTGTGAAAGCAGAACCGAAGAAACGATCAATAATGATGTCGTCAATCTTACGTTTACCTGAAGCAAGAAGTGCTTGAGTGTAAGAGTTCATTGGGTCTGTAACAACACGCTTTAGGTCTTTTTCATCAATGTATTTACCTAACTCGTAGTCTTTAAGACCAAGACGACGTCTATCGTGATCGATTTCTGAATTTGGATTAGTCCCAAAACGAGTGGTGTTATCGGCCATAGCCTCTGCAACGCCAATACGGTCAAAGTATTGGTACTCTTCGTTTTGTGATTCGGACTCGAAATACGGCTGCAACTTTGATTCCGTTTGTTGGAAAGCTTGTTCAAAGCCTTCACGGAAAGCGGCAACGTATGATTTTTCAATATAGTTTTCTGGGCTCGTTGCTGTACTGTTTGAGTAAGCTTGATCTCCCACTGGTGATAATGCCATAATTTTTTATATAATAGAAGTTAATGAATGATAGTTTGTTTTTCGACGAGCTACCCTTGCGGACTCTTCTAGTCATAACGTCAACCAACGGCTTTCCAAAGCTGTTATTAGGACCTAAAAAAGGCTATCCCAACAGTATCGGAATAGCCTATTTTATATAAGATGTCAAGCCTTAACTAGCTTTTACCATACATCTTGTCGTATAAATCAGCTCTTTGCTGTAGAATTTGCTGACGTTTGTTTCTTTCAGGGATGCTTAACGAAGATGGATTGCTCATGATTAGCTCAGAGTGTTGTGCATCAATACCTGCAATCTCTGACTTAATCGCATAAACAGTTTCATTATTAAAACCACTTTGTGGATTGTTTCCTGACAATGGTAACGTATCGCCTGATACTTCAGAAATACGACTAAACAACTTTAAAACAGCAGGGTGATTTGCAATCACACCGTTTGTTTCTACTAGTTCTTTTAGCTCAGGTATCTCAGAAGACAACGCTGTGTACGCATCATTTGCTTGGCGAACTTTAACATCATAGTCTTCGCCCCACTCAGTCTTAAGAGCAGTGCGAAAATGAGTTACTTGTTCTTGAGCACCTTCTTCTTCTAGCTGAGTGCCTTCAAGTCCCATTTTAATATATTGCTCGTGCAACATATTAAACTGTTGTTGAGTTAAACCCATTTGACCTGCAAAGTCTACAAGTTCTTGTTCGACTTCTTCTGGTATCTCAGGCATTTCTTCTATACCTTCGATTCCTTCTGGTATAGCGTACTCGTCATTTTCTGGACGTAGTTGACTATAAAACTCGTTATAGTCTTTTTCAGTCCAATCAGCTTGAGGTGCTTGTAATCTTTTTGCACCTAACGCTTTTTGTGCGTTGACTAGTTGATCAGCTAAGGACTCAAATGACTTCGTATTCGAAATCGTTTCGTTACCTTTTAAATGATCAGGTAGTTGTTCTAAAAAACTTGAATACGGATTTTCATCCGAAACAGCTTCTTGTGATTGTTCCGAAGAAATATCAGAGCCTAAAACTCCTGATGTTTCTTCTGTTGTGTTGACTTCTTCTTCAGACATTTTCTTCTTCTATTTTACGTATTAAGTATTGCGGATCGTCTTGACCCAACAAAGACAAAAAACTCATAGCTAAGCGTCTACGTCCCTCACATTCTCTCAGCTTATCAACATCACTGTGAAACACAGGTTTGGTAACGTGGCACTCTCTGAGCAAAATCTTAAAAAATCTTTTACCTGGGTCTGTTTCTAATATAGACAGCAGGTCGTCCCTAAGCTTCTTTTTTTCACGAAGCTTCATAATAGTGTTTATGTTTTTCATTTATATGTTCAGCAAACCGCCAATACCTTCAGGGTCAGCTTGTTTTGCTTGAGCTATATCTTTAATAGCTCCTGATACTTGTGGCACAGCTTGCATTTGTTGCATTTCTTGTTGTTGATTAGCTTGCTGTTCTTTTATAGCTTGAACTTCGTCAGCTGTTTTAACAACTGAAGGGTCAAGGTTTCTGTACTTAGCATAGCTTTCAAAAAGTTTTTGCTCATTTAACGACTGCAACACCTCTGGGTTAACTTGAGCTAGCGGTGCGATATCTTTCATAAAGGCACTAATATCGGCTAGTCTACTAGAAAACTGGGATTGAGAACTTGGACTAGAATACGCAACTTCTAATGTAGCACCATCTAAAGACTCTGGCTTTTCAGGAAGTTGGTTTTGTCTAGACAACAACTCAAATGTTGCTTCAATAGCTGGACTTAAATACTCTGATTCCATTCTGTTCAATAATGGTGCTAACTGATTTAACATCTGACCACGAACATCTTGGATCTCTAACACTGACTGACGTTCTTTCTTCTCTTGTCTAATAATTTGATCAACAAAGAATGCACGATTAACAGACTCACGATACATTTCAATCATCTGCATTACATACTGTGGCTGATTGCCAGCCATAATAGGTGATGGCTTCTCACTGCCTGGCTCGTGGAACATAATTTGTCTAGAGCCGTACTTCATCGGAAGCATGATACTATCTTCTTCCGCAGTTAGTGTTGGGAAATTCATATACTCAGCAGAAGTCAATGCTTCTTTTACCATCTTGTTTAGTGCACGTATCTGTGATAAACAAGAGAATGCTGGTCCACGTCCATAAACTTCATCAGCAAGTTTAGACCAACGTGGCACTAAGAATGTAAAATAACTTGAGCCGCTTTCTAGAATGGGCTCAGGCATTTTAGGGCACCAGTATGTCACTGTATACTTACGGCCCTTTCCTATACGGCTACCTTTTTTAGCCGCTTTATCCGTATTAGGATAAATGGAATAAATTAACTCGTACTTATTATGAACAGAATCATCCGGATTAAAACCACGCTTGTCTTCTATTCCAGGAAAAGCCTGCATTAGTTGACGTGCTGTTTTATAACAACGATAATGTACTGTGTCTACTGTGCCATACTGGTCTGTATCAAAAAACACATCAGACAAAGGACGAGATCTAAAATTAATTACACCCTCTACTTCAGAAATCTGAACTGGTGATGTACCATACGCACCAACATCTAGAAAACATTCGTGCGATGAAGAATAAAATTGTGACTGAGGCAAAGAAAACTCATGGAAAATTCTGTCTTCACAAGCCTGTAAAAACGATAACTCTTCTGTAGTTAACGACCCTTGAGATTTGTTCTGCACTCTAAGATAAAACCATCTGTCAGATTTAGGTATAAGATTAGACGCAAGCCCATTTGCAAACATCTGATTACACCACACAGCTGTGTCATCGTACAACTCTTTAGACCCATCATCTTGTTTAGTTGTATAACCGTGATCAAACTTATTTGAGTTAGGACGCACAAACTTCTGTGAGTCTTTAAACATGCTATCAAGATTTGATCTTAATAACTTTAGCTCTTCGTAGCGTTGATTTAAATGCTGTACATTACTCATAATCCAGAACCTAACTTATCTTTTTTTGGTGTGGTTATACGATTTGGAAACATTATGTTACCCTGCTTATTAATCTTTAGACCTGCTGCTTTAAATGCTGCAGGATCAGTCTGTCTTGCTAGGTTTAATGAAAGACCTATCATACCCTTAGCTCCTGTAGCACCTTTTCTAATTGTTGAGCCTGGTGTAGTTGTTTCACCCTTTGACAATACATTACCTCCTCCTGATTTACCTACTCTTCCTGGAGCGTTAGCTACCTTTCCAACCATAGTTTGTCCAAGCTTTTGATGCAGTTTAAAAAAACCTTTTGCTCCTCCTGCTGCACTTCCCATGATTAATAAAGTTTGGTGCTACCACCTAAAGTTTCTTTTTTAACAGCAGAAGACTTTCTCTTACTACTACCAAACATACCAGTAAATAAATTAGCAAACGATATTGCTCTACTTGGAGCTTTCGCTCTTCCAATAGCTTTACGTGCTACCGGTGTCGGAGGAGGTGGCGGCGCTGGAGGCGGCGGTGGAGGCGGTGGAGGTGGTGGAAGTTTTGGCGATGATCCCATAATTAGCTATTCTATGTAAGTTGTCCCATTTGTACATTTTGGGCTTATGCATATTGTAATAGCGGCAAAACTCAACCCTGTCAAGTCGAAACGGTGCAAGTTCGAAAAACAATAGTAAGGTTTTCTTGGGGTCACGATGCGCTGCATAAGCTAAATGCCAATACTCTCCTTCTTTATCTACTCGAACTTCTCCCATTAATATATAGTCAGGAGCTAAAAACAAATAAGCTTTCTTATCTTCAGTAAGCATGTAATAAGCTAGTAGCTCATAAAAATCCTGACCCTGCGAATTATACAAGCAAACCGCCTGCTCTAATAAAGATAACTCGTAGTCGCTACCAACTAATCCCTGGGACTTCATACTCATACTTAGGTTTCTTCTTATCAAGTTTCGGTTGCTTCAATGCGACCGCTAATGTTCTAAATGCGTCAGCTCCATGAGAGTTCGCATCATGGACCGGTGTCTTTCTAAAGACGCCGCGCGACGAATCAAATTCTTTATGGTAACCTTTAAGTGCTTCTAGTCCTTGGTAACACTCATTCTTGCTAATCCAACACTTAGGTAGTAATGCACGGACCGCTTCAATACCATCAATGACTGGTATCTTTTTTACTGTTGTAAACTTAAGTCCCATGCTTCGTGCTATCTCTAATCTACTCTTACCTGTTCCAAGCTCTCGCACTTTAATATCATGCGGTGCATAATGTTTGCCGTAGACAATATCTTTCTGTACTGCCCACCTCTGTAGCTCACGAGCATAGTGTGGTAAGCCCTCTCCACTATTCTCGTAGTAATTAACTACACGTATCTCATTATTAAAAAGCTGTACAAACCATATAGTCGTAGCGTCATCCATACCCAAATCCCACGCAGTGTGTACTGGCAGGTTAGGCTCTACCTGTATGGTATCTAGAATGCGCTTTTCCCTGTATAGTTTATTTATCTGATCTCCGTAGTACGCTCCTTCTACTGGTACTTTAAATGAACACATGTACTCCGATTGGAATCGTGCCTCATTGTT